CCAGCTGGCTGATTGCAAGAGCAGCGGCACCGAGCGCCAAGCCCCAACCGGGAATCGCGCTGATAAGGTTCGACGCGCCGGCTGCAACAGATTTCAGGCCACCGGATACCGCAGCGCCGATACCGCCACCTGCAGCAGCGCCGCCACCAGCAAGAGCCAGTCCGCCATTGCCCATTGCAAGAACGCCAGCGCCCGGAGCTAGAGCGGCAGCACCGCCTGCCAACGCGGCACTACCACCGATTGCCGTGCCAGCTGCGAGCGTACCTGCCAACACACTACCGCCAGCAGCCGAGCCGCCGCCAAGCAGCCCCGGAGCAATCGCGCCGATTGCCGCTTGCGTGATCTGTCCCGCAATGCCGCCGCCCGAAAACGTACCACCCAGCGAAAACCCACCCTGACCCGTTAACAGCTGCATGATCCCGCTGCCTAGTAGATCTGCCGCGATCTGCTTGAGCAAGTCTTTGAAGGCATCCCCGATCTTCTGAAAAAAGTTACCATCGCCATCGAACAGTGTGTCTTTGAAAATATCCGACAGCTCATTTCTAAAATTCATCCACTCCTGCGCAGCGCGTTCTGCCGCTGCTTTATTCGCTTCAGCAATATCTTCTGCGGCCTTTTCTTGCGCCTTGGCTGAATCTTCAGCGGCCTTTTGCTGGTCGCGCACCTGCTTTTCGCCAAGCGTTTCCAGCTCTTTGACCAGGTTGTCCCAATCTTTCGCAGCATCTTCTGCCGCTTTCTTCTGTGCTTTTGAAGCACTATCTGCCGCCAATTCAAGATCGTAAAGCTCGCCAGCAAGCTCTTTGATTTTCTCAATTTCTTCTGGCAGAGCGCCTTTTGATAGTGCTTCCGTTTCAGCTTTAAACAGCGCCTTTTCGCGTGTGGAAAGGTTGACTGATTTGATGCTGTTTTCGTAGGCCGAAACCATCTTCAGCAACTCGACGTTTGCTTCTTTCGTTGCTTCGTGCGTTTCTTCGGTTGCTGTGGTGGTAGCAACAAAGCCTTCTTTCACGCGATCAAGCTGACCGCGTAACAATGCTTGGTTGCTGGTGTGTGCAGTCAGCTCAACAGAAAGCCGCTCGATTTCCTCTTTTGATGCTCTGGCTCCGTCGCTGTTCTCGCCGTAAATTGTTATCAGCCGTTCTTGCTCGGCAATGTTTTCCTTCGTTTTCTGAATCTGTTCGCTGGTTTTCAGAATGTTTTGAGCAAGCTCCTGTTGCGTAAGGCTGCCCAGCTTTGCCCGAACCTCGTCAAATGCGCCAGCCTGTGCCCATGCCGCTTCTGCCGTTGCTTTCTGCGCCTCAACCAATGCGTACAGCGCGACCCCAGCAGCAGCCACGATTGCAGCGGGGCCAAATAGAGCCAGCATTGCGGTGCGTGTGGCACCAAGCGCAGTTGTGAGTCCGCTTTGCGTTACCGTGGTCGCTACTGTTTGCTGACCAAATGCGTTCGTTGCAACTATTGAGGTTTCAGTTGCAACGAAAAACGCTTTCATTGCTGTGGTGGTCAATCCCAAGCTGGTCACATACTTTGCGGCAGAGGCGACCGCACCAACACCCATCAAATATCCGAGGTCGTCCAGATGTTTCGACAGCTCTACCAATACTGTTCCCGCAGCACCAACACTGGTTTTCAACGCATCACTGCCGCCAACGAATTCCAGCGCGTTGTTCTTCGCCACCGTCAGCGACTGGCCGAACGTGCGAGTAGCAAGTGCAGCTTCACGCTCGGCAACGTCGGCATATCCACGCAGCGACCGAACGAGCAGCTCGGCGCTGATTCCACCCTCTGCCGCAAAGTCGCGCAATTCTCCACGCGTTTTTCCGGTGGCCAGCGCAATGGCGTCCATGATGCCTGGTGCGTTTTCGGCCACTGAGTTGAATTCGTCGCCACGCAATGCTCCAGCAGCGAGACCCTGCCCAAGCTGCCGGATTGCGCCGTCCATTTCGGAAGCCGAGGCACCGGAAACGGCAAACGTCTGGTTAATCGTTTTGGTGATTCCCAGTAGTTCGGTTTGCGATAGTCCGAGGTCTTTGGTTGATCGGGAAAGCGAAACGTACAGATCAGAAGTAGACGAAAACCCAGCGCGGGTTTCATTCGCCACTGCCATCAGTGCTTTTTGTGTTGCTGCCAAGTCACTCGATGACGTTGTTACCAACTTAATTTTGTTTTCAGCGTTCTGCCATTCGTCGGCATACGCGACCACCTGCGAGACCACCATCGAACCGGCAAGCGCGGTGATTGCGGTATACGCAGTTTTGGCGGCATCAGAAACGCGGGTCGTAGATTCGGCGACTTTATTGCTTGCCGTTTCAGCTTTTGAACCGGAATTAGCAAGCGCGTCAAGTGAGCGTGCGCCTTTCTCAACTTCGGACGCGTCGACTTTAATTTTGAGTGTTGCTTCAGTCAAAGCCGCGTCTCCAGTGTGATTCCAGCGTAGCGATAATGCGCCGCTCGTACATGTTCAACCTGTTGCCGGTAAGCCACTGCCAATCCTGCATGGTTGCAGCAGTTACTGAGTCGCTGCCGGCGTTCGATCTCATTTCCAACCACCAGCCCCACAGGTAACGCGCCTTCTGCATCAGCGGTTTACGGCCTGACAACAGAGCGTGCGGCATTTTTTGTTTCCGCTCTATTGCCTCCAGATGCACGCGAAGCGTATGGCCGTCGTCCTGCTTTTCACTAAGCACATTTTCCGACGCAGCCCAACGGATCAAATCAGCCGTCAGGCTTTGATAAAATTTCCCATGTTCTTTGAGGCAGACATCACTTGGTCGGCAATCGCCACGTTATTCATGCACAGCTTGATTGCACCTTCACGGCTGTATTCTTCTTTGATGCCACGCCATCCGCAGATTCGGATCGCAGCCATGTGCTTTCCCAGTTTCGCGGCGTCCATTTTGTAGCCGTCGCCAGCTTCGGCTCGCACGCGTTCTGCTGCCATCAGTGCGGCGGTCTCAACCGCTACTGGTTCGGCCTCGTCGCCAAGAACGTGAAAGAAAACGCCAGAGCCTTTACCATTGCCGAAACGGTATTCAATTTCGAAAGGTGTAGAGCAAGCCTTTACAGCATCAAGATCATCAATCGTAAACATCGGTACATCCTCGCGGGGTTGGCCCGTACCCGACAGCCTGCCACCCCGCGACGAGTAACAGACTGCCGAGCCGGTGCAGGGTTATCAGGCGTCAGAGTCCTGAATGGAAATGATGGTCTGTTCGGTAGCGATACCAGTACCGCCTGCCGCGTTGTACTCGGCAGTGAATGAATACGACCGCATGATGGCCTGCTCGCCGTCGTCTGGTGTATCGCTGCCGATCTTCACTCGCGGCATAGTGAATGCCAGGAACGAAGCAGAGCCGGTATTGTCACCAGTGAGCGCGACCGTGATGCTGGTATTGGTTTCGTTGTTGAACAAGGTCTGCAACGTCACTGCATCAAACTGCGCAGTAAATGTGCCAGACACGCGGATTCGACCAGTCGTTACGTCTTGGCCAAAGTTGCTGCCAATCACTGCGCCTGCGTTTGCAGCGCCGTTTTCGATTGTGAAATTGATGCCGGTTGCAACGGTCTGAACCGCGCCGTTAATCAAAATCACGCCATTGATTGCCGACATGATCGGAGTTGTGGTGCGGGTCGGAGTCGTCAATACTTGAGCGTTGCCCAGTGTGCGTGACAAGCCGACAACCCCAAGCGCGACCGTTGCATTACCAGTTGCCGGAAGTGAGATTGCAACAGATCCAATTCGGCAATCCGCGAAGGTTTCGCTGCGGGTCAGGTCGGAATAGAATTCCTCGAAAGTGTAATAGTCTTTCGTATGGCCGGTCGTTGGAGCAAAGGTCTTTTTCCCGGTAACGGTCAAAGTAGTTGTGGTTGAGCTGCCAGCCGTAACAGTCGCTTCATCTAATGCCAAAAAGGTAATGGTAAGCGCCACCACGTTGGTGATCAGGAAATTGCGAGTATTGTTTGCAGTAACACTACCACCGGAGGCGCGGATCACATCGCCGATCTTGAAGCCGTCAGTGAGAAATGAACCAGTAGCGCGAACCGCAGTCCATGCCCCTGCCGTGCCGCCAAATGTCAGCGTCAGCGCGGTGCTGTTTACACCTGTCGCGAAAATCTTTTCGACGATTGAACCCATCAGATCGGCATACGTCGCCGCCGACAGTTCGCCGTTGATCGTGCCTTCCGCTCTCGACAATCCATAAGCACTGCCGGTGGATTGATGGTGAGACTGTATTTCCGCGCTCTCAAACATTTCTCGCGGTGCGCTGAAAACCGACGTTACTCGCCGAGCTTCTTTGCCGCCAGACCCCGTAGACGGGACGCCGATACCAGACTGCTTTTTGAAACTGCTTATCTTCAGAATGCCAGATGCGATCGTCGGCATAAAATTGCCCTCTAATGGAAAATGTTCGCGTAGAAACGCACTCGGACGATGACTGCAAATCGCCCATCCTCAACAGCAGCCGGCAGAATCTCCGGTGTCCGCATGATTATAACCGAAATACCCCCGCTCTGAAATGTGGCCCCTCTGGGGAATAAATCCCTGATCCCTTCGGCCCTGGTTAAAGCTGTCGCGCTCCCAGCGTTTAAAGGATAGAGCAGCCGAACCTGCATGTATCCAAGCTCCCTATGCTCTCCTCCGTATACTGAGTTATCAGGTTCTGCCAAAAGCAAATGCACCACTTGATACGGCACGGATTCAGACGGCGTTGTAAACGGCACGTTTTCCCACGCGGTAGCTATTGCCGGACTCATGCCGTTCAATGCGGTTTCGAGGGCTGCTCGGATTGAAACGGCACTCATCGTTTTGCCTGCTCAAATATGGAAGGTAATTCCAGTTCTATCCGGTTGATGATTCCGAGCGGTGCTTGATTCCATGACCAGCCATCTTCAATTCGCTGGGCATACGGCAAGTTGTTTGCAAAAAAGTGAACAGTAGATGTAGGGCCAGACATTATAGCCCCGACTCGCTCGGCAGAGCCGATAGCTCCGCTTGGGTCAATCCGATCAATCTGGCCAGTTTCCGGGGTATTGCGGGAATACTGCCAGTTGCCTTTGAATCGCCCCCCAACATACCCCGGAGGCGCTGGAAGTGACTGCGGCGACCAATTGCTCGGATCACCGACCGGCGAGCGCAGAACCAGTTTAGAATCAATTTCCATCAGCACTTTACGAACCACCCCGTCTGCATATTCAGGCGCAGTCTTGCGACACCATCCAGACAAATCAGCGGTAAAAGTCATGCTCGCCTTAGGTGAATATCAAACATGACAATGGTTCCAGCTGGGGCTATTTCCGAAACCGAAACAACTGCGTATTCCGTACCGCCGATAACGTATCTATCAGTAAGTTCAGCAGGCCCGGTGCCATCTAGTAGTAACTGCCTGTCCTCGCCTTTGACCAGATTGCCCCGAATGTACCGCTCGCCTTGCTTGCTCTGGTCGTTGTAGTCTAAAACAGCCCCGGTTCTGCTGGTGTCGGCAGTCGTAACTGTTGCTGTCCCTGTAGAGGGAGCATACGCGCCCGCTGTAACCGTTCTGCGAGTCACCGCCTGCCCGAAACTGCCCAGCAGGCGCAATGTGGTGGCTTGTGAACGCGCATAATCGAAAGTCATGTCCGTACTACCCCTGCCCCGTCAGCCTTCAGCAGCGGCCTCAGAAGCCCGTCTATTGCGCTGTATTTTTTGCGTTGCGGGCTATATCGATCATATTCAACTTCAAGCGGGCCGACTTTTTCGCGGACAACACCTTGAGACTGGTCAGGCAATAGGTCTCCGGCAGCGGATTTTAGCGCGAGATCAATGCAGGCATCTTCAACCTCGGCAGGAACTTCGTCGTCTGGGTAGTATGCATAATACCCAGAAATGAGGAAAATCCCGTAATCGTCGCGGGTCACTTCCTCTCGCGGCCAGTCCAGCGCCTGCGTTCCTAGTTTTCTCCTGCCACGCCATCTGCTGCGGTAGGTTTGAAGCATATACACAGTGGCTCGGCGTAAAGCCTTTTCCTTTTCGTCGGTCACAAGGCTTGTCCAGATCGTCATACCAAGCGCAGCCATTCGGGTATCGGCATTGGCCACGCTGGCATAGCTTTCGGCATCGGATTTACCAGTGCCGTCTTCAACAATTAGCGTCATGCTGCCGCCTCCAGTGGATATGTTTGTTTGATGCCTGCTAGGGGGTATACCTGCGAGCCGGTGATTGGGTAAATTTGTGCAAATCCGTCGAGCGGGTAGGACTGCGAGACTGTCAGCGGATAGCTTTGACCGACTCCTGCCAGCGGATAGGCTTCAAAGAATACCCCATAAAATATATCTGTTCCCGATTCTGTTACATTGCAGGATCCAGAAACTAAAACTATACCGCTAGATGCTAAAGTATCGAATCCAAGTTCGGTTGCTGCGAGTATACCAATCCGCTCAGTGATACCAGAAGCGGAGAATGTATCCGTCCCGATCTCAACAGCCGAAAGCGAACCAGAAACTTGAACCGCACCCGCAGCAGCAAATGCGTCGATGCCTGTTTCGGTTCCAGCAATCGCGCCAGACGAAACAACGAAACCCGCAGCAGCAAATGCGTCGATGCCTGTTTCGGTTCCAGCAATCGCACCGGTTGCGGTGGATATACTCGGGCCTACACCAGCAACGGTCGAAGACTCGGCTGTTAAACCACCTGCACCGGTAACAGCATCAAAGCCGGCAGTTCCTGTACCGGCAACCGTGGCGCTTTCAATTTCTGCAAGATCACCGACACCAGTAGATGAAGATGTTCCATTGCCAGAACTGGTTGACGACTCGGCAACAAGAGTAGCTGTACCACTTAGTACTTTAGGAATTGTTCGAAGAATTAAGTAGTTAATTGCAAAGTCGCGGGCCGCAGCAGTGGAAGTGTTATAACTCTGGTTGCCGGTAGCGTTGACCGTTTTGTATTGGGTGGTAAGCGCCGCGCCAGTTGCAATTGTGCCCGTGTTGGCCGTTATGGTGTAGGCGGTACTCCAGTTGCCGTTCGTTGTGTCGGTATCCGCTGGCGCAACGGCAATGTCTTCCGTGGCCGTTGCGCCAAAGATGGTATGGCCGTTGGTTACGGAAACTGCCCCCGCCGACATAGTAGTAGCGGAACCTACTGCTCCCGCACCCGCCGAGACAAACGCAACCAGTTCGCTCGCGCTGGGCTGAACGCGCTGAACAAGGACGGCTTTTGACACAGTGTTTGGGCTAAACGAAACCGTTACAGTGCCGGAAGACAGCGCATTTGTGACCTGGCAAGTCCACTGTGCAAGCGTGATGCCTGCGCTGGCAGCGCCGGGGTCTTGGTTTATGTAAGCGTTACGAAGGATCCACGTATTACCGGCGCTATCAGAAATGCCAGAAATGGAGACCGCGCCGGAAGCGCCCGCGTTGTCGGCAGAGCAGGCTGCATACAGCCAGTCTCCTACAGCCGCTGTAACAGTAGCACCTGTCGTAAGAGTTGCGGAGCTAGTTGTGCTGTTCGTTCCCGCAATGTTGCTTACTGTTAAAGCCACTTACACCCCCGTCAGTCGCTAGGTCAAAACCTCTCAGGGTGGTGCAGTGTAAGTCAACGAAGTTATTGCAACAGTTTGGCCAGCAGAAATAATAACGCTCGACAATTGAATGTCGCCACCACCACCGGTGGCTGTTACAGAGCACAACACTTTGACAACCGAACCAGAAGTTTGAAACTCGGCTTTGGCAATAGTGCCGGCAACAGCGTTGGTATCACTAGTAATCGCGTTAGCTGTTGATACACCAGATGCCGCTGCACCAAATGCTGTTGCAGAAAATGGCAGTGTTGCGACTACTGCTGAGCCAGCTGTTAAAAACACAAGCTTTCCTGAAGTGCCAATCGTGCCAGTCACTGCATCTGCAATGACAGTACGTACTGCTGTGGAATGTGTTACAGACATAAGCCTATCCTTAGTCTATTAATTTACGTTGCCGGATCCGGCCAGAAGAACTTGAATATCTTCTTGGCTTGCTACACCAAGACGGACCTTACCTTCTTCTAACCATATAGGCAACGTTTCACGTAACTTGGCATATGCATCATCATCATCAAGACAGTTGTAAGACAAGCCAACAACGTAAGAGCTTTGCAAGTCTGGGCATTCAAAATTTTGATTCGGTGTGAATCGCATAATTTTTCCTTATGCGTGAGTGATGGTCGCGCTGGTAATCGTCACCGTTTGGCCGGACGTGATCGACACCGAGTCCAAATTGATATCGCTGGCAGTGGTGCCAACAGTCAAGCCGGTGATGATGTTCACGCCGTTGGAATCACGAATCCTTGCTTCGGCTGCGGTGCCAGTGTTGTTCGCGCTGGTGTCGGATTTTGGAAAGCCTGAAAACGTTAACATGCCGCTGGCTGCGCTTGCCGCACTCGGATCATTTAAAGTGATTTCGGCTAAAATGCTGCTCATGCCGGTAGTGCCAATCTGCAATACGCCAGCACCAGATCCGGCGTCAATCTGCGCGGTCACAGCGTCAAGGCGTGCATTTTTGACTGCGGTTGTGTACACGATAGCCATACTGCCTCCTGTGCAATAAAAAACGGGGCCGTTTCCAGCCCCGTCGCATGATCAGGATTAACCCAACAGGAGGGCAGTGTGCGCGGGCTTGATAACTTCATAGCCCCACGCCAGTGACACTTCGTAGACTACCTTTCGGTAGCCCGGATACACAGCCACTTCAAACGCCAGACCGGAGCGCGGATCAACCAGCGTGGTAACGTCAATTGCCATATCACCAGCAGACGGACGCTCGGGCAGGCGGGTTGCCAGCACGATTGCCGAGCGGTTGAACGCCATGTTGCGGGCGCTGGTAGCAATCACGGTAATGGCGCGAGTAGCCACGCCCTGTGCAACGCGCAGACCTGGAGCCGCCAGTGTGATCGTGTCGCCAGATGCAGGGTTTGCGCCTGCAAAGCTGACTGAGGTAATCACGTACTTGTTGGCGTCGTTAGCGAATGTAATCACATCGCCAGCGGCCACAACACCAGTACCGGCAGTCGCCAGCGGGATCACAGTCTGCCCGACAGTGAACGCGGCTGATGTGCTTGTGGCAGAAGCCATAGCACCGGCAGTCTGCGTCACGATCTGGCCCGACTCGCGCAGGTCCATGCCCGAAGTGGTCATAAACACGCCCTGACGCATGATGCTGGCGTCATTGGTCACAGAGTAGTTGCCCTGCTTGCCCAAGAAAGAAGCGCCCGCAGCGGTGCTCAGAACAAGCTGATTGTCAGACAGCGGAGATCCGTTATCCTTCAGAATCTTCAGCGCGTTGCTTGCGTCGGTGAAATCACCAGCAGTGCCGAAAGGCGTAGTCGCCGCAGTGCCGTATGCGCGAGAGAACTTCGCTTGCAGGCTTGTAAGGTCAGATTCTACCTCGTTCACCAGCACGCGCAGCGCCTGTGCAAACTGACCACGCCAGATCGGCTGGATGCCGCCGCCGGTATTCAGGCCGCGTTCTTCTTCGCCGTCCCAACTGAATTTGACAGACTTTGCTTTGCTGATCGAAACAGAAACGCTTGCGATGGTCTGATCTGCCTCGGCGGGAATCGTCATCGCCGGGGTAATCGAGGAAGATGTGTTCGCCGGAGCCTGTGCGATATAGACAGACTGCCCGACTTTGCCACGAGCAAGGCTGGCGTCAATAGTTACAGCAGGGATCATGCCGACAAGTTCACGGGAAACAACGTCCAGATCGGCGTACAGGTTGGGGAGCAGGTTGGTAAGGGTATTCGTAGTCATAGTTTAAGCCTCAGTGAGAACGGTTCCAGACCTCATGGTCTGGGATTTAGCCACAGGATCAAGCGCATCAAATTGCGCTCGCGTCATCG